GCTTCTGAAATAGCATTAGGATTAGATTTTGGTTTTACTGCTGATCCAACATCATTAATTAAAGTATATAAGCATGATTTAGATTTGTATATTGATGAATTGATTTATGAAAGAGGATTGACAAACCAAGATATTGCACACAAGATCAAACAGCTAGGAATTGACAGAAGCATTGAGATTTTTGCCGACTCCGCAGAGCCAAAGAGTATCGAAGAGATATTTAGAATGGGTGGCATTAATATAAAACCAACAAAAAAGGGTGCTGATTCTGTGCGTATTGGTATTGATGTTTTAAAAAGACACAAGCTAAATATAACCAAGCGAAGCGTAAACGCAATAAAAGAATTTAGAAACTATAAATGGATCAAAAACAAGAATAACGAAATCACAAACAAACCAATAGATTCTTTTAACCATGCAATAGATTCTGTTAGATATGTTGCTTTAAACAAGCTAATGGTTTCTTATTCTGGCAAATACTATATATCATAAAAAACGAATTATAAACTTTTATATTTATTAATAATGAAAGAGATTAAATTAACGATTCCTGATAGATGGTCAGATATAACAATTGAAACCTATCAAAAATATGTTAAAATTCAAGAAGGTAAAGGAACAGAAAAAACAAAGGTTATTAAAAGTCTAGCGTTGTTGTGTAATGTTAGCCCTTTTGTAGTTAAAAAAATGGCGTATAAAGATTTGCTTGAAATAATGGCAATAATAAAAAAGATGATTGACACAGAACCAAAAAAAGAAGAATTTAAAAAAACATTCATATTCAACAATGAAGAATATGGTTTTGTTCCAAATCTATCTGGAATAACCACAGGAGAATATATTGATCTTGAAACATATTGCAAAGAACCTATTGAAAATCTGCATACTATAATGAGTATTTTATATAGAAAGATAACAAACAAAGTAAATAAGAGATATGCCATTGAGCCATACAATCCTGATGAGTTCAAAGAAGAATTATTTAAAAAATGCACAATGGATATAGCATTATCAAGCTTAGGTTTTTTTTTGAATTTAGGCGAAAGATTAGCAAGGATTTCGCACCACTTTTTGAGCAAACAGGAAATGAAACAACAAAAGGTGTGAGCATGAGTTCTAAGTGGGGTTGGTATAATATACTATATGGATTGGCAAATAATAACATTTTAAACATTGATAAGATTACTAAAATACCAATTTTGCAAACCTTAACATACTTGGCTTATATGCAAGATTATAACAACAAACAAAAAAACAATTATGATAACATTTAGAAATGTAGTTGGATATTTAGAAACGATTGCCCAAAAGCATTATGAGATTAACAGCTTTCATAGTGGTATGCTTGATGAGGTTGATATTAACAAGCTTGGTGTTACAGATTACACAATCCTATATGCAGAGCCAGGAACAGCAACAATAGATAGAGGCGTTCTAACATATACATTCACAATCTATGTTATGGATTTAATAAACGATCAGATTCTTGGCGATTCTCCAAACAATCAAAGAGTTACAAGGGTTGATTGCTATTCTGAAACATTGCAAATCCTTCAAGATGTCATTAATGAATTTCATCAAAGTTTAAGCACAAAAAGTTGGGTAGACAATGAAGTTGTTTTGGAATTGCCAATAAACGCAGAGCCATTTACTGCTAGGTTTGACAATGAATTAACAGGTTGGTCTGCTTCTATGAATGTTCAAGTTAATAATCAGAATAATCTTTGCATTGTTCCTGTTACTTTTAATAGCTAATGGAATTTAAAAACACCATACAAGCAATGCAGAAACTTGGTTCTAATGTAGTTAGAGAAGGAAAAGGTATATTAAAGCGAAAGAAAAAAACAACAAGCAAAAACACCTTATATAATGACTTTGACTATTTAGTTACAGCAGATAAAAATTCTGTAACATTAGAGTTTGTTTTTGGTGGTGCAGAGGATTATTGGGCTTTTGTTGATGAGGGTGTTAGGGGTGCAGGTGGTTACAAAGGAAGCGGAAAAATGAGAGGACAGGGAAGCCCTTTTAAATATAGTTCTAAAATGCCACCGAGAAGATTTATTGATAAGTGGATTGTTGGCAAACCATTAAAAGAAGCAAGAGATAAAAGCGGACGTTTTATAAAGCGTAAAAGTTTAGCGTTTTTAATACAAAGGGCAATATATCAAAGAGGGTTAGAAAGAACGCAATTTTTTAGCAAACCATTCACGCAACAATTAAATAAACAAGCAGAAAAAATAACAGAATCATTTGCTGATGATTTATTATCACAAATAGATGAAAAATTAAAAGATTAAATTATGGGTTTAGGAACAATATCTTGGCAACAATATCCTGTTAATTCAGCAGACAAAGTGCCTGTTTTAACGAATTGGACACCTGCTATTGGTTACATGTTACACAATGACGATATAAGTGGTCTGTTCTATTTTAAGTTAGTATTAGAGGTTAGATTAACAAGTAGCACAGGAACACTATTAGCAAAGATAAAACAAAGAAGAAACGGCTACAGTCCAGATGTTAGTGGTGATGAAGCAAGAGCATTTTTTGATTTAAGAGAAATAATAAACAGCCAAATAGTTGATACAGTATTCGACCAAAATCAAAGCACAGTTCCTTTTGAAAGCATACACAAAGTTGGTGCAAATGTTACTGATAAACCATTTAGCGTTAATGGAGATAGAAACACAGACAAAACGCAAATAGTTAAAATCTATGTCAAAGGTTATCAACAATATAGTTCAAGTGCTGATGAAGTGCCAACAGAAGATTCTTCAGAAAGTGTTGATAGCACAGAGTATTGGCTTGGTGCTTCATTGCCTTTGCTAACAGCAAGAAACACAACAGCACTTTATGTTCAGTCTAATGCTTTTAGTCCTTACAAAGCAAATCAGCCAAATAATAAGTTTTTAAGTGATCTGTCAACAGATTATAATGCAGAATATAATTTGTCAGGATATATAAATTATATTAGATGGAATGATGACACAAACACAGGCGATTATCACACAGTTGCATTTTTAAATGACAATGGAGACTTTGACAGTGAAGTTAAATTTATTGAAGTGATTTATTATGATTCAACAGGTGCAGATTTAACAACCACATATATATCAAATGGAAATACAAATGGCGGTGCAGATCCTACAACAGAAACAACAGAAGATATTGATAGACTATTATATTATGGATGTGGAACAGCAAACTTAAATGCTCAAACAGTAACAGGTGATGATGAAGCAAAACCATCACACGCTAATAATGACGGCTGGGCGTATTATACCATAAGAGGAACAGATCAAGCTACAGGAACTATTACAGGGCAAACTGCATTATATTATTTTGTTAAAGAAAGTGGAAGTTGTAAAGGGTTTAAGGTTAGAAGATTGGCTTGGCGTAATAGCTTAGGGTGTTACGATTATTTTAATTTTAAAATGAAATCAACACAAACTGTTGAAGTGAAAAGAGATAATTATTCAACCATGCTTGGAACATTTAACAAATCTAAATGGAGATATAACAATACGCAAAGAGGTAAAACAACAAGGCAAACATCGGCAATTTTAAAAGAAACATTAAGCACAGATTGGCTAACAGAACCACAAGCGAATTTGATGGAAAAGCTTATAATGTCTACAGATGTTTATATAGTTGAAAACGCAGAAACAGACCACACAGAAGGCGTTATTGTAACAGATTCATCATTTGTTAGGAAAACAGGTGCAAACGATAAATTGATAAAATATACAATCAATATAGAATACGCTAACCCAATAAACACTAATAGTTAATGAAAGTTAGATTAGTAGTATATAGAAAAGAAACAAGTTCATCAACATCAACAACAGCGTTTGATCTGGATTTACAAGAAGAACCAAATGTTGCATTGAATTATCAATTTAGTGATATTAAAGAACCCGCAACAAGAAAAGCAAGTTATTCACAAACATTTAAATTACCATTTACAGATAGAAACAATGAGTTCTTTCAAAATTGGTATAATGTAAATTTAGACACTCTAGTATTTAGTTCAAGAACAAAATTTGAAGCAGTTTTATATGTTGGCACAACGCCACAATTTGAGGGCTATTTGCAACTAAAATCTGTATATAAAAAGGCACAGTTATATGAAGCTGTATTAATGTCAAACACCGCAACGCTATTTTCTACAATAGGCGAACAGAGGTTAAAAGATGTTTTTAAAGAAGATGACGGAAGCTATAACACAAACTTTAATCATGTTTTTAATGAAACTAATTTTGAAAATTCTTGGGGTGTTGGAATAACAAGCATTTCAGGTGCTTTGCTATATGACTCTACTATTGGCATTTCTAGGATTGTTTACCCATTGTCCGTAACAAGACCAAACTTTTATTATAATCCTGCAAATGACAGATATTTAAGAATGGATCAAACATCAGCAAATACCATTGTAACAAATGATGGTGTTGAAGCCGCTTATAATAAAAGCGTTAGTTTGAGCCAATTTCGTCCTGCTCTACAAATTAGAACATTGCTGAATATGATAATTGCAAGAGCAGGATTTACATATACATCTAGCTTTTTAGATTCTGCTGATTTTGGAAAAATCTTCATGACCACTTGCAACCATTTAGAATTGCCAACTGTTCCAACAACAAACTCAAGTGCTAGTTTAGGCGGTTTTATGAATGTTGCTTCTAGTGTTGGTTGGGGGGTTTACACAGACGATTTTACGTCAATGGGTGCAGGGGTTGTGCTAACAAATCTTCAATATGTTGTGCCAAATAATATAGTTGATCCACCAACATCAAATTGTCCTGGCGTTGCTGATCCTGATGACCTTTGGAATACCACCTATAATTATTTCACAAAAAGCGATTCATCAATGGAAAATTTGCAGTTTTCCACTTTTTTAAAAACACAAGCAATAGAACAAACGCAAAATCCAGGTTCTATTGATTTCTTAGTTGAAATAGTAAAATTTGACACATCAACAAATACTTCAACAGATGATATTATTAGTTGGACAACGCAAGAGATACAAACAGCAACAACAACTGTTGGTGGCGTTTCCTGTCAAGCGTATGAAGATTGGATTATTTTTAATTTAGACATATCAAATATGGCGGTTGGAAGTTCTGCACAGGTAAGAATAACATCAACCAATTTGCAATGGACACCTGGAACTGTAACACCTATTTTTGAATATGCAGGTTTGCCTTCTGTGAATAATTTTCAATGCACAAATGTTAGAAGTGCCGTTAACATTGAATGGGCAGGATATGCTAATGACATTTATGGTGCTACTGTTGATATTCCTTCTTGCATTGATCCTGAAATAACACAAAAAGCATTTTTAAAGGACTTAATACAAAGATTTAATTTAGTTATAGTTACAGATCCAAGTGATGATACAAATTTATTAATTGAGCCATACGCTGATTTTATTGCTAGTGGACAGATTAAAGATTGGACAAATAAACTAGACACATCAAAAGAAATAGTTGTTGCAGATACAACACAAATACAGAAAAAAACAATTCATTTGACAGATCAAGAAGATGAAGATTTATATAACAAGTCCATAAAAGAAAACTATCCTGATGTTAATGTTTTTGGTCATTTAAAAATAGATCAATTTAATAATGACTTTGCAACAGGGGAACTAAAAAATGAATCTATATTTTCGCCTTTTATAAATGGCAAAGTATTTCTTAATGAGAATGAACAAGCACCAAGTTTTTTAAGAAATATGACTGTTCATTATGAATTTACGTATGAGCAAGGTTCAGGTGGTGTTGTAGAAAACAAAATGACCAAAACAAAACCAAAGCTTTTTTGGTATAATGGAGAAGCGACATACACACAAAATGCTCTAGGAAACACAACAGATTATTATTTGCATAGAACAACATCAAGCGGTGTTACTGCTTTTGATTTTAACAGCTATCCTGTATGCACACCTTTTAATATAGTTCCTGGAGATGGATCAAACCCTGCTAACCAATACAGTTTAACAGCAGAAAATACATCATTATATTGGAACGCTGTTCCACCTATTGTTGGCAATCTTACTGTTTTTAATTACGCAGGGACATTTGGCAGTTGGTTTAATAACACCTTATATGGCAAGTATTGGAAACCATATTTAGACAATATATATAGCACAGAGGCGAGAATTATGGAATGCCATCTTAATCTAAATGAAGTTGATATTTTCAATTTTAGCTTTGCAGATGAGATTTTTATAAAAGATACTTATTGGCGTATTTTAAATATATCAAATTATCAGGTAGGTGAAAAATCTTCAACAAAAGTAAAATTAATAAAATCATTAGATAGCAAAGAAAATTGTGCAGGGTGTGATTATGTTCTTTCTTCTTCTGCTGATTCAAATTTATATGGTTTAGTTTATACTTGGTGCAGTGATGATGAACCTGACTGCACACCTGATGTGACATCTGGATCTATGCTTGGTGTGTATGCAAGTCCTGAATGCTGTGCTTGTAATGGTGGCTGGACAATGTATAACATGACATCACAAGCTTCAAATGGATTATATCCTTGTGTATCATTAGCAGGTAGTTTGCCCATTATTCTAAAAAGTGTATTTGGAACAACATCATTGTTCAATTCAGGGCAATTAAAAACACTTTTAAATGACAAAATAGGCGGTTTAAATAGACCTAAAATAACAGGAACAGCAAATGATAAATATGCAACGCCAATACTTCCATATTATGGTGATGATATGATTATCAAATATAAAAACAAAAGTGCTGAAAAACCTGCTTATGATGGCGAATCACATAAATTAATCTTAGCAGGATATACAGAAGGAAACACTAGAGGTTATGCCTATCCACAGAATGATTCTTATTCAACGGAATTATATATGCCACCAAATGTTAATATAGCAATCAGATTGACAGGAATATCAAGTGTAGTTGGTGGAACAAGTGCCACATACACGCTTGGATCAACAGAAACTTTTGGATATTATACAGCGTTTGTTATTTTGCCAGATCGCACAGTTCAAATGGGGACAGCAGGCGGTGTAGAAGAATTTAGTATTAGAGAAGGTGCAAATCCAACAACATGCACAATGCACATTGATATTGATTCAGAAGGTCTTTTGCGTTTTGGTTTAGATGATAGCCAAACAGACACCAAAAGAACATGGAATATAACAGCAGAAATAGAAATAAATAGAATTGGAAATTTATCAATCGGATTTGATGAAAATTGGGCGTTATTTCAAAACGGACAAAAAATCAAATTTCAAAATGGCGATTATTTAATATGGAACTAAAAAAATATATAGAAAGCACAGCAAAGATTATCATTCCAAGTATTGACCACTTGCAATTAGTGGAATATAAAAACAAAGAATTAGATTTTGTTTATGGAATAGAAGAATATCATTCAAGTTTTAAAAGAATGTTCAAACAAATAATTAGAATAATATGGCGGTAGAAAAAACAATAGAATTAAAAGTAGAAGCAAAAGAGGCATTAAATAAATTAGAATCTATTGATGAATCTTTACAAGATATAAACAAAACAACAAAGAAAACAGAACAATCAACAGGGAAGTTAGAATCTGGATTTAAAGGCGTTGGATTGGCTTTTAAAGCATTAGGCATTGGATTGGTTTTGTCTGCATTTAATAAGCTTTCAGAAGCTTTAATGAGAAATGAAGCAATTGCAGACACATTAGAAACTGTATTTAATTCAATTGGTGTTGTGTTTAAATTGGTAACAGATTCTATTGTTAATACTTATCAAGCAGTTGCAAAATCAAGCGAAAATTTTGATGCCTTTGGACAGGTTGTAACAAACCTTTTGAACATAGCTATAACACCATTGAAACTAGCTTTTCAAGGAATTAAGCTAGGCATACAATCAGCAATGTTAGCTTGGGAACAATCTTTTTTAGGTGGCAAAGGGAAAGACATTGAAAGGATTGCAGAACTTAAAGCAGAAATTGACAATACTAAACAAGCAATAAAAGACACAGGACAGGCTGCTTGGGATTCTGGAAAAGTTGTTGTTAAAAACTTTGGCGAAGCTGTTGGTGAAGTTGTGAACATTGCAAATACTGCAACAGAAGAATTTGGAAAAGTATTTGAAGATGTTACAGTTCAAGGAATAATTGAACAAGGAAAAGCAATAACAGAAACTAAAAAAAATTATGGTCTTTTAGAATTGCAACAACAACGATTGATTGAGAAATACGATCGTGAAGCTGAACTATTAAGACAGCAACGTGATGATACTACTTTAAGCATAGAAGAAAGAATAGCAGCTAATGACAAGCTTGGCGATAAATTAAAAGAACAAAACCTTGCAGAACAGGCAGCCCTTGACGCACAAATTGCAGCACTACAACAAAGAATTGATTTAGAAGGGGAAAATGTAGATTTATCAAATGAGATATTTGCATTAGAAACAGAAAAGTTAGCAGTTCAAGCGAAAGTGGCAGGTTTTGAATCTGAACAATTAATAAATGAGAATGCTCTATTAGAAGAACAAAAAAATCTAAAAAAGACATTAAACGATCAAGAACTAGAAAAAGTCAAAATTGTAACAACGACAATGGGACAGATTGCAGACGCTATTGGAAAAGACACAAAAGCAGGGAAGGCGTTAGCAATAGCACAAGCGTTGATTAACACATATACAGGGGTAACAAAAGCATTAAAACAAGGTGGTATTTTTGGTGCTATAGCAGGTGCAGGAATTTTGGCAACAGGAATGGCACAGGTTCAGGCAATTAGAAACACAGATGTTAGTGGATCATCAATGCCAAGCACACCATCGCCTGACCTAAGCAGAAGCACAACAGCAGAAACAGATATTAGTGGCATTAGTGGAATGATTCCAAACTTTGAAAATATAACAGGCGTTGGCACAGGGGAAATGCAACCTGTTCAAGCATTTGTTGTTGAAAATGATATTTCTAATGCTCAAGCGTTGCAAGAAGAATTGGATATTCAAGCGACATTATAAACAAAATTAAGAACTTTATATTTATTAATATGAAAAAGAAAAAACTTATTGAATTAATCATAGATGAAACAGCAGACATGTTTGGCGTTGACGCTATTTCAGTTGTTAAATTTCCTGCAATAGAAGAAAATTTTGTATTCTTTAATAATGACTTTTTATCACTTGCAAAAGTAGATGAAGAACAAAAGCAATTAATTGGTGCTGTTTTGATTCCAGATAAAAAGATTCCTAGACTAGACAAAGAAACAAATGAAGAATATGATGTTTATTTTACAAAGGAAACTATAAGACAGGCACAGAAGCTATTTATGGCTAATTTAAACAACAATAACCACACCTTTGAACATAAAGAGCCAATTCAAGGGCTAACAGTTGTTGAATCTTGGATTAAGGAAAACAACAAATTTGATAAGTCAAATATGTATGGCTTTAAAAATATGCCTGTTGGAACTTGGTTTGTTCAGGTATCAGCAGAAAACAATCCTGATATTTGGGAAAAGATAAAGAACAAAGAAGTTCGTGGTTTTTCTATAGAAGGATATTTTACAGACAAATTAATTGAAGCTTCTAAACAGAAGGATATATTAGATGAGGTTTGTGAAGATTGTCCTGATGAAGTAATGATGGGAAAAATAAAAGATGTCATTTTAGCTAATGAATTAAATCCTGTTGGTGCATTAGATGGTGAGCCACTATTTAGAAATAAAGAAGAAGCAGAAATATATGCTGAAATGTTCAAAGGGTGTTCAGGTTCACACACACATAATGTTGATGGCGTGAAATTATATATGCCTTGTGCAGATCATTCATCAGCAACAATGCGTGAAGAACATTCTGAAACAGGAAAAAGAAAATACAAGAAAAAGTATAAAATGCTTGAATATGTTGCATTTGCTAAACGCAAAGCAATGCTTAAATACTCTTGGGACGATTGCATGAGGGATCAAATAAAACAATATGGCAATAAAGAAACGGCTGCAAAAGTCTGTTCTGCTATTAAAAACAAGACTGTTAGAAGATAACAAAATAAACAATAATTAATCCTTTTATATATATTAATGTTATGGGAACACTAGAAAAAATTTTAAATATCTTAAAAATGAAAAACGAAGCTAAATCTTATTCTGTAAAATTCTATGCAGAAATGAAACTTGATGATGGTCGTGTTATTGCTACAGAAGATGAGCAATTTATGATTGGATCAAAAGTATTTGCAATTTCTGATGATGGAAACGCAGAAGCATTATCGGCAGGTAGCTATACAATGGAAAACGGAAACAAAATGACTATTGGTGACAGTTCTGAAATTCTTGACTTAGGAGAAGAAAAAGAAGCAGAAGATGTTGAAGCAAGTGAAGAAGAATTATCTGAAGAAGTGAAAGAAGAATTTGATGAGCCAGGTGAAACACCTGCTGAAAAGGCAGATTGGGCTAAAACTTATGAAGAATTGAAAGATCGTGTTGCTGAATTAGAGGAAAAAGTTTTTGGTAAAAGAGCAGAAGAAGAAACGGAAGAACTTTCAGAAGAAGTGAAAGAAGAAGAAAAAACAGAAATGAGTTCAGAAGATGTTATTGGTGAACTTACAACAGAAATTGAAGAACTTAAAAATAAAATAGTTGAATTGTCAAATGCGCCTGCTGATGAAGGTATTACATATTCACCTGAAGGCAATAATGTCAACACAACTATTGATCTAGGGAAACTGTCTATAAGTGAAAGGACAGCATATTACATTAACAATAAATAAATTTAAAAAAATGGCAAATAATCAATACAATTTAAGTAAAGAATATCAATTTGATATTACTGTTACTGATAACACTTACGCAGGTAAGTTAGCATTGCCTTATGTGACTGCTGCGGTTAAAAGTCCTGACACAGTTGCAAAAGGATATGTTAGACAAATAGATGGTTTAAATTCAAAAGCAGTTATTTCAAACTTGGGGATTAGTAACCCAATACAAGCTGCTTCTTGTGATTTTGGCAATGATGGGGGAACTTTTCCTGCTGCATTAGCACTAACCGAACAAGTTTTAACATTAACTGATTACAAAGTAAATGAGCAGGTTTGTAGAGGCACAATTTTTCCAACTTGGATTGGCGAAAACATGGACAGAAACGGCAATTTGCCAGGATCGTTTGAGGATTTCTTATTAGCTACTGTCGCTGCTAAAGCAGGTGAGCAAATAGAAAAAGGAATTTGGAATGGAAAGCTAGACGATTCTAACAATTCAGTTGGTTTTGCCTCAAATAGTGGAACTTTGGACGCTGCAGGATTTGCTGCTAGTGCCTGTCAAAGTTTTACAACAGTTACTTTTGGTGACGCTTTGGCTGTTGGTGATATATTAGATGATATAGGTTCTGTATATAATGCAGCAGTTGGTATTGGTGGACTAACATCAAAGGCGGGATTTGGTTTTTATATGAGTCCTAAAACATACGCTTTATTAATTCAAGCATTAGCAGCAGCAGGTTCTGATCAAGGTATTAATGGTCTTGGCGTTGCACAATCATTTGAAGGTATTACTTATTTTGGATTCCCAATTTATGTGTGTCCAGGAATGTTTGATGATAATATCATTGCAACATACAGAGAAAATCTAGTATTTGGAACTAACCTTGCGACTGATTGGACAGAAGCGAGAGTTATACCAACATACCAATATGATGGTTCTGACAATGTGAGAATTGTTATGAATTTTGCAGTTGGTGTTCAGACAGCAGTTGCGACTGATGGTGTGTTTGGTTCGTTACTATAAATAAAACTTTAA